GGGGTGCGGCGGCATGAGGATAAAGGTGCTAGGGCAAGGGCCGATGTGGGAGGAAGTCACGGCGCTTCTGCAAGAGGGACAGGATCATCTCGTTGGAAAGCCCCCGTATGATTTGCTCATCCTCGCTAACTATACCCGCATTCTCCCACAAGAAGAGTTGAGCGTTGCCCGTATTGGGACGCTTTGCTTTCACCCCTCCCTCTTGCCACGACACCGAGGACGCGATGCCGTGTATTGGGCGCTACGAATGGGTGACAAAGAGACGGGCGCGACATGGTTCTGGCCCGATGAGGGGATCGATACCGGCCCGATTGCCATACAACGCGGTGTAGCCATACCGGAAGGCGTATCAGCAGGGCGGTTGTACTATAGCGTGCTTGTACCGCTCGGCGTGCAATTGCTTGCGGAATTGTTGCCCGTGTTAGCGCGTGGCGAGAAACCGATGGTAGCGCAGGATGAAAGCATGGCGACGTATGAGCCGCCACGTGAGGGCGAGATGAAGATAGATGCGACGAGGTGGGTAACACATGGCTGAGCAGCACAACAATCCTACACCTTACATACGCAAGCGCCGACCTGGGCAACGCATGACCAAGCAAGAACGCGCTCAAGCACAGGAGACGTTTCTCAAGTCCTTTCGCAATACCGCCAACGTGCGAGCGTCCTGCATGGCGGCTGGCATTGACCGTACAACCATCTATGACTGGCTAGAGAAAGATGAGACGTTCTCGCTAGAGTATAGGCAGGCTGAGCTAGACGCCAACGACATGTTACGAGCGGAGATATTGCAGAGAGCTACGAAAGGGTATGAAAAGCCGGTGGTGAGTATGGGCAAGATCGTGTACCACGATGGCAAGCCGCTCACCGAGCCGGTGAAATCAGATCAGTTATTGATGTTCTTAGCGCGTGCAAGAATGCCGGAGTTCCGCGAAAAGCAGCAGCATGAACATACTGGCAAGGACGGCGGCCCGATCCGCACGCAACAGGTAGAAATTTACAAAGTGCGAATACCTGACAATGAACGCGACAGTACAGGAGAATAACCGTGCCTGAAGTCAAAGAAATCGTGATTGAGCCACAACCAGGGCCACAGACACTCTTTCTTTTGACGCCAGCAGATATTTGCATTTATGGCGGGGCAGCCGGAGGCGGCAAATCCTTCGGCTTGCTACTTGAAGCGTTACGGCACATTAATAACCCTGATTTCGGATGGGTGATTTTCCGAAAAACCTATCCAGAGATCAAAAACGAGGGCGGTTTGTGGGATGAGTCAAGCGCACTCTTCCCACTGGTCGGTGGAGACCCGAAAGAAACTACGCTAGAGTGGGAGTTCCCAAGTGGGGCAAAGGGCAAATTTGCCCATATGCAGCATGAGAAGGATAAATATTCCTGGCAAGGGGCGCAAATCCCTTTTATCGGATTTGATGAGGTAACGCACTTCACTGAGTCGCAATTCTTCTATATGCTCTCTCGTAACCGCTCAACCTGTGGAGTGAGACCCTATATGCGTGCGACGTGTAACCCAGATGCCGACTCATGGGTAAAGCGCTTCATTGCTCCGTGGGTAGATGAGAAATGGCCCGAAGTAGACAGGGCGCAAAGTGGTGAAATCCGTTGGTTCATCCGTGAAGATGGTGTTATTCGTTGGCTGGCCCCTGGTGAGACGCATGAGGATAGATACTCAGTCACGTTCATTGAGGCTGATATCTATGATAATCCTAAGCTCTTAGAGAAGGACCCCGATTATATTAAGCGCCTCAAGGCATTGCCCTTAGTTGAGCAAGAACGGTTGCTCAAGAAGAATTGGTCTATTCGACATGAGGGCGGGCAAAAGTTCAAGCGAGGATGGTTTCCAGTGGTAATGGAGGTCCCTGGGGATATTGAAAAGGTTGTACGCTATTGGGACTTTGCCGCTACTGAGGCGCTGCCAGCCAATAGTGAGCGAGATGGACCCGACTTTACCGCAAGCGTAAAGTTAGGGAGGCGCAAGGACGGCGCGTTTCCTCGTTACGTAGTCCTTGATGCAACCTGGGACCGTCTTTCTCCTGGCAAAGTTGAGGCGATGGTAAAGAACTTGGCGGGTCATGACGGAAAAGCGTGTAGTATCTACTTTGAGGAAGAGGGCGGCGCATCAGGCAAGGCAAACACGTTCAACTTCAAGGTAAGAGTGCTAGAAGGATTCGATGCTCACGGCATTCGTTCCACAGGTTCGAAGGAAGTGCGAGCAAACACGTTTTCTAGTCAGGCTGAAGTTGGCAATATTGCTATCCTTGCTGCACATTGGAATGATGGCTACTTTGGTTTCCTGGAGCCATTCCCAAGCAAGAAAGTGCATGACGATATCGTTGACGCCAGTTCGGGCGCAATGGAACAATTATTCTTGAGTGTGTCAGCCGACGATCATTTAGCCGCACTCAAGCGACGTTTAGCAGCACGAGTCCCACAACAATAGCATGAGAGGAAGGTAGCAAGGGCATGAGACGCAACAAATGCAATAGAACATTAGAGCGAGCGCAATATCCGCAAGGTGGAACCGTCATCCCCAATGCGCTGATACAGCAATTTATGGCACAAATCGCAGCGCAATCCAAACAGCAGCAAGGACAGAACGCATTTAGCCCAGGCAAGCCGCTTGACCCACAGAATGTCAACCCTGGTGGCTTACCAATAGCGTTCAGGTATCCCGTAGCATATAACGTATCGGGACTTGACCGCTCGCTTGGCAACAATGATATACCGCCCTTCGCTCAACTTCGCAATCTGGCAGACCTGTATGAAGGTATCCAACTCTGCGAGAAAGTGTGGCTCGACCTCATTCCTCGGCTACAACTCAAGATCACACTCAGGCCGGAATTGGTGAGCGATACCAACACCGATGACAAATACCAGCAAGAGATTGCAGGCTATCAATCCTTTTTTGCCAAGCCGGACGGCATCAATGACTTGCATAGCTGGCTGCGTATTGCCATCACTGAGCAGCTCCAACTTGACGCGCTCTATATCTACAAGCAAGTGGATCGAGCAGGCCGACCGCTCGGACTTCGTATTGTAGCGGGTGACACAATGAAAGTCTTGCTTGACGATTGGGGCAACATCCTCGGCTATCAGCAGTTTCCCTGGGGCATTCCTGGGGAGATATTCACCCCACAGCAGATGCTCTATTTCAGAGAGTCACCACGCGCTAACACGCCATATGGCAAGAGCCGTGTTGAGCGTATCCTGATGCGAGTCAATCAGGCACTCCGCAAGGAAAAGAAGGACCTCGCCTATTTCACGGAAGGCAACCAGCCATTCGCCATGATGGAGGTGCCACAGGACTCACAGTGGACGCCGGACCAGATCGAAGCATTTGAGGCGATGTGGAATAGTCTCATCGCTGGCAATGTGCAACAACAAGTGAGAGTCAAGTTTACGCAGCCTGGGATGAAATACACGCCACTTGAGCAGTATCAATTGCTCAGTGACTTCGATCAGTTTGTGCTCAACATTGCCACAGCCGCCTATGGTATCTCACTGGCTGATTTGAGCTTCACCGGAGATATCCATAAGAGTAGCGATGATGGGCAGCAAAACATGCTAGGGCGTCGCACGATCTACCCGATTGTGGGTATGTACGGGATGCTGCTTACCAGCGTGCTACGTGACGATTTCAAGGACCCGCGCTTTGTCGTGACGTTTGCAGGATTTGAGGAAGCGGAAGATGTTAATTCGATGGTAGCGGCGTATGCTCAGGCTGCTCAGGCCGGCTTAATCGGTATCACCGACGGTACTACTGCACTCAAGTTCCCTCAACCGAAGAATGCGCCGTATATTGGAAGGGTCCTCCAGACAAAAGACGGACCAATCTTTCTCGATGATATGGCAGATGCAAAAGTGCGCACGGCGGCAGTTGAGGCAAAGATGGCGGGTTTTGAGATGGCGACTAATCCACCACAACCAACAGGAGGACAGGATGAAGAAGAAGCACCGCAAAAAGCTAGCACGCAAAGCGGAAAAGGCGGAAAAGAAAGCCTTGCGCAAGGCAAAGCAGAGAACCGAGCGCTTACAGGTGACGATGGGACAGCCGATAGAGACAACTACCTGTTGGAAGACGGTAGACAGCTTGACAATG